TGACCTTGCTTGGATTTCCGTAGTAATGCAAGAGCATACCGTTGGTAACTGAGTGGTCAAATGCCTGATATGCCTTTCTATCAGTTCTAGACTCACCAGAAGAAGAAAATGTTGTTATGAGACCTAAATGATCTCCCCTAATAAAATATAAAACCTTGTCTTCTGGATACTTAATATTGCTTGCCATTATGAAGGCTCCTCTATTGCAGATTCAGACGTGTTATCAAACATCAAAGGCTCTCCATCTAAAACTCTAGGAACCTGAATGTAGTCACCGTCATTGTCCATTACATCTACTCTATAAACTTTATTGATACCCATTACATTGCTACTGGAGTCTGTTGCACTATCTGACAAATCATAAAATGTTTGATCGGCAACAATGTTTATTTTAGCAGACATGGACTTCTGCGAGTATTGACCAAGTTCATTCAACGCATCATTTATCAAAGACATAATATATGTTTCAGGTGCATTAGGAAAAACCTGTCTAACCCTACTTATAATCTGTTTTACTGTTAATGATTGTATCGCCATTATCTCAACGCCTGTATTCCTTTGTCGTAATCTGCCTGTAATTTAGCTTGTTGTTTCTCATATTTGCTATACTCACTTGTATCTACAGCCAACCTTGCTTGTACTTCGTTAGCGTATGCCTGAGATATGTTAATCTTTGATTGAATTTCGTTAGCGTATCCCTGAGCCGCATTTAAGTACCCAGTGACAACTGTTCCGTATCCTCCAATTTGAGCCATTCTAGCATTTACCTCACCTATATAAGATTGCACTTCTGTAGCAGATGCATTAGCCTCAGAGAGATATCCATTACCAACAGCTATTCTATTTTGAGATGTTTGTATAAAACCAGCAGAATATCTAAGCCTAGCATCAACTTCTGCACTGTACGCCTGAGCTGTTTGTATATTAGAACTAACAGTCGCTGTATAACCTTGAGCTAAATCAATATCTCTAGCGACTTCATTTAAGTAAGCATTTGCTGTATTTATGTATGCTTGAACAGCCTGCGACTTAGCACCAGTAAAAGCTTGCCTAGCACTAACCTCATTGGCGTAAGCACCAGCCTGAGCAATCGTTGACTGTGCTTGTTGTAAAAAAGCATTTCCTGCGTTTATTCTAGCCTGAGCTTCTTGATAATAAGATGATTGTATTTTAATACTAGACTCTAGCTCTTGAACCTTTTGCTGTATATTAGCTTGGTACTCCTGAACCGCATCATTGACCTCTGCATTATACTTACTTATTTCAGCATTGAACTTTGAAACTAGATCATCATTATTTTGTATAGCCGCTTGTAAAGTCTGTGCCTTGTTTTGTAAGTCTAGGGCCTGATCCTGAGCCTTATTAAATTTATCTACATCAGTTGTTTGAGATGCTTCTTGCTGTGCATCTGCCGCATCGAGTTGTGCCTGTCTTAATGCTACCTGTAAATCAGTATTGTGCTTTGCAAGCTCTGCCTGCACATTAGCCTGATACCTTACATTCTCTTTATTAAACTGATTTAACTCATTCTGTATATCTGTAGTGTATTGCCTTAATGAATTTGCTTCTGTAGTAGTCCAAGCCTGTAGTGCCGCATTTACCTCTGCTTGATATCTGTCTAGCTTTCTAGAATACACCTGAACATCTGCATTTACTTCTGCTTGATACTCTGAAACTTTTGCCTGATATTCTTGAATTTCTTTTTGCAGTAGTAAAGAAGCTTCTTGCTGTGAGTCTTCTGCATTAATGCGTGCTTGCTGTAATTCCTTTTGAATAGTCGCTTGATATTCCACATTGGCATCATTAAAAACATTGAGTTGGTTTTGCAATGCCGCTTGATAAGCAGATATATAAGAGTTTAGCTTTGATATTTGGGCACTGGCAAGTTCCGTATCTTCGCTATCTTCAATGAAGTCTCCTAAGACCTCCCACCAATCACTAACATCTGTTTGGTCTCCATCTGTACCCGCTGTCCCCGCTGTTATAGTCGCAGTAAGCTCCTCTGCCGTACCACCAACCTCAGGAGCTGTATACGCAGGAGCAGTACCAAAAGACCCTATTGTAATTGCCCCTATCGCCGGAGTGGTAAAACTAGCAGTTGATAAAGTTGGAGGACTGCTTAAAGAAAATACACCGGGATCAGAATCTCCAAACGGGTTTCCATCTTCACTAAGATTAAAAAAATCTTCAAATGAAACCCTAGTAGTTAATGTTGGTTTTGTATATGTTGGAACATCTCCACTAATATCTGCTTTAGAAACCGTAGAAACAGTAATCGCACTCACGGGACTAGCACTGGCATCTGAGTTGCTGGCATTCGAATAAGACAGTGTAGCAAGACTAGGAGCACTTGGTGCTGATGCAGATATGCTTAAATCACTTATTGATATTGCACTCGGAACAGCCGCTCTTGCTTGCGTAATTGGAGAAGTAGTAGTTGAACTAACCTCTGCGGCCACTTCATCAAACTCTTCATGTGCGAGCAATATTATTTCATCAACTTTATCAAGCTCTGTATTAATGGCTGTTAAGGCAGTGCTGAAATCTCCAGAATTATCAGTTTGAGTTGCTATTTCTGCGGCTTCTACTTTTGCCAAATCTATTTCAGCCTTAGCTGTAGCAATTCTAGTATTTGCATTTCCTAATGCTGTTGTTGCACTTCCAATGGCGGTGACAGCACTATCTACTTGATCGTTAATCAAGTCTAAAGCTGTGTCTATTTTAGCATCATCAACTTCTGACTCTGCCGCATCAGCTTCTTGCTCTGCCTTGTCAAACTCATCATTAGCTAAAGCAACCGCCGTATTAATTCTTCCAGATGCTGTCACTATAGCCGCTAATGCTGTATCTACATCTGCATCTACTTGCGTTGCGGATTCTCCGAGCTGAACAACCGCCGCATCTACCTGAGTATTAATCAAGTCACAAACAGCTTGAGTTTCGTCTAACTCTGTGTTGATTGCTGTTAGTGCAGTAGTTATATCTGCGTTGCTTGACTTGCTCGCTAATAAATTTTGTAATGACTTTATTGCACCGTAAATAGGGACTAGATACTCAGCATCATCTGGAAACTTTGCTATTGTACTATCACTAAATGCTACCGTAGGATAGTTCAATGTATGTACATGTGCATTTTGAGCATTGGTAGGTTCTGGCACAACGCTTAATATATTATTAGTTATGTAGTATGCTGGGTCTGTAGCAGTAGCCGCCATCATATCATCAGCATCTCTAATCCTTCCATTTAACTCTGGCCTTACTATTCTGCAAGGTTGATTGATTGTGCCATCATCTCTAGTTACGCTAAATATTTCTGAACCGAGAACTGTAAAGTTTGGACTACTGCCATTCAAATTATTTGAAGTTGTAAACAAAGACTGCTTGGATCTAGGTAAAGCATTTAGTATTTCCTTCGCACCATCTGTTAAGAACTGACTTAGCTCTGTTTGGGTTGGTGCACTGCTACCATCTATATCTAAACTTGTTAATGCTTCTACTTGTGCTTCAAATGTTGCCATACTATGCTCTTCTTACCTTGCCTGCTATCTTTTTTGAGTACTTAGCCTTTGGCTTTCCTTTTGCAGATGCGGCCCTCTTTCTTCTGTTTGTAGCCGCTTTTTCAGAGGCACTAAGACTTTTCCTAACTGATTCAGGTAAATAACGTCCACGCTTTGCTTTTGGTTTTTTCTTATCTGCCTTAACAACATAATCCCACTTTTGCTTTGACCACTTTGATAATTTATTCTTAGATGACTTTTTACCAGAATACCTTCCACCCATATCCTTATAATACTTTACAGCAAGTTGCATAGCCCTAGCAGAGTGCTTGCCACCCATTTTTCTTTTAGCCTTAGCCTTTGCTCTTGCCCACTTGGCTGGATCTCTTTTTTTTGCTGTTGCCACTATTTCTTTTTCTTTTTGGCGTGTGTCATTTGAACTTTAAAACTGGCAGTTAAACTTGCACCTTTATGTGGCTTGTATCCACCTCTAGGGTTCTTCATTAATTTATAACCAGCACCAGCTTTCATCCAATGATAACCAGAAGGTGCTTTTACTTTTTTATTCATTACCATTTCACCTTATGACTCCAATACCTTGCTGATAGTTTGCTAGGCTTAGAGTCTTGTGCATTATGTCTTGCATAATACGATTTACGTCTTGCTTTATCTTTTTTACTCTTTGGATTCTTGCCAGCACCTCTTACTCCCTGCTGTCCAAATCTAATTAATTTTGTTGTGCTCCCAACCTTAGCAACCACTACATGTGACTTCTTTGGGTGATTTGGAGTGCGTTTTGGTTTATTATATCCACTTACTCCAGCCCGTACAAGCTTTGGGTCTCTCTTCTTTTTCTTTTTAGCTGGCATAACCTAAATTCTTTCTCATGCTTTTTACATTGTCACTCATACTTTGAGTAGAAAACTCAACGTCTGTTCTTTTTCCTAAGTCAGAAGTCATCCACATATTCGTAGTGAACTTACTTTCAGATGCTTGTTTACCGCAAGACTTGCAGTAGAACCAGCCTCCCTTGTTTTCTTTATTGCAATGCATACATTTTTTCATAATTAATCCTTTTAGGTTTCGAGGGCCGCCTTTTTTTGACAGCCCTCACAGTACCTATTACTGTTATCCTTATGTATTCGGATTATTAAGCACTTGCAGACTCAACAAGAACAACTGTTGCTATTGCAACTGGAACATATCCGCTTAGGTGCCAGTTGGTACCATCACAAATAAGTGTTATTCTTAAACCTTCAATAGCCTGTGAAACAGAGCCATCTACGGTTATTTTTGAGAGTCCATCAAAGTCATCTACTGTACTATTAGCTCCACCAGCGACAATATAGCCATAGATATCGGTTGCATCAGCACCGGTTGTGATACTGAAATCTGCATCATCGTCACAATTAACGGTGAAACAAAAATCATAACTACAACCTGCTATTGCATCTGATACAGTTGGCAATGTTAATGCTACGTTATTGTCTTCTGTGGACATATCAACAGCAAAAAGGGTTCCGGACTCAGCCGCAGTCAATGTTCTTGACACTGCCGCAGAATTGTCTATTTTTTGAAACGCTTTTTCACTGGTTTGATGACTTCCACTGCTTGAGTTTAATGCATCAGCTCTCATCTTAGACTCCTTCTAGATTGAACAGTGCGTGTGATTCAGGAAGAGTAATCTCTAAACCAGCTTCGGTTAAGATCATATCTTTCCTTAAATCCTCAGCCGCCTGTATGTTAGTCATAACCTGAGTGTCACGATTGATACCGTTACCGACTAGCGGACGATAAGCAAGCTGTGTCATATCAGCCATGAGCATGAATCCAGATGCAATTCCTCTAAACAATGGCTCTTTGACAAGGTTTAACTTTCCGTGAATGGTATCAATTACCATTACAGAATGTCCGAAAGCACCTTCTCTTGAATCCATGTTCAGTCTAAATGGTGACTGATTGGCTCCAGTTGCTGTTGGAGTAGCGTTTTCAGCCGCATTTTTACTATAGGCCAAAGAAGAACTTAGGAAAGCATCGTTACCTAGCTTGTTGAAGAATGTAATGACTGGTAAACTACATAGAACCAGTTTCTCTGACATTCCACCTCTAGCTGGATCAAAGATGACCTCAAGGTCACTAAGCAATCTATCGTATGTTAATTCAGATTGTGCAACACTACGATGATATGCACTTCCAGAAGAATAGGAAAGTGCATTGTCGTTCACCTCTGGTGACACATTCTTTACGATATGACCGACTAGACCTTCTGTGTACTGGATACCGCTTACACGAGCTTTTTGACCGAAGAGCATAGCTCTTTCAATGTCAATCTTGTGCTCACGCAATTTGGTAGCCCAGATACGATTCCACTCTTCAGCATACCCACGATAGCGAGTTGCATAAGCAGTGTTGGTCATTTCTG